TCTACATCGTATGTAATTTCAATTTGGGGTACACCGCGAGGCATTGCTGGAATATCACTCAGTTGAAATTCGCCCAATTTATTATTGTCTTTGGTGAATTGACGCTCGCCTTCGAATACTTGAACCGTACAGCCTGGTTGATTATCTACATAGGTACTGAACACTTGTGATTTTTTGATAGGAATAGTACTATTTCTATTAATAACAGGTGTCATGATTCCGCCAGCGGTTTCCACTCCAAGTGACAATGGAATCACGTCCAGTAAAAGTAGTTCATTCAGCCTTTCGTCTTTATTGCCGGATAGAATAGCCGCTTGAACAGCAGCCCCATAAGCAACTGCTTCATCGGGATTAATATTTTTACACAACTCTTTACCATTGAAATAATCTGACAGTAATTCCTGAATTTTAGGAATTCTGGTAGAACCACCTACAAGAACGATTTCATGAATACCACTCTTGCTGATTTTACTATCCAAAATTACCTTTTCTACTGGGTCGATTGTTTTTCTGAACAAATCCGAACATAAATCTTCGAACTTAGCGCGACTAATAATAGTGTTATAATCAATTCCCTCCGCCAATGCATCGATTTCAATCGTTGCAACCGTAGCATTCGATAATGTCTTCTTCATAGTTTCACATGCGGTTTGTAGTCTACGCATCGCTCTCTTGTTATCAGTTATATCGATTTTGTTTTTACGTTTGAAATCTGTCATACAATGTTCAACTAATCTTCTATCGAAGTCCTCGCCGCCAAGATGAGTATCGCCGGCAGTAGCTTTTACTTCGAATACACCGTCTTCGATGGAAAGTAAAGATACATCGAATGTACCACCGCCCAAATCGTAAATAAGAACATTTGTCTCGGTTTTTGACTTTTTATCTAATCCGTATGCAATAGCAGCAGCAGTAGGCTCATTAATAATACGCAATATATTTAGTCCTGCAATAATTCCAGCGTCTTTGGTTGCCTGACGTTGTGCATCATTAAAATATGCAGGAACAGTAATTACAGCATTAGTTACCGATGTACCAAGATAACTTTCAGCGACTTCTTTCATTTTAACAAGAATCATGGACGAAATTTCTTCTGGACGAAATTGTTTTAGTTCATTTTTATAGGTTACCTCAATCAGAGGCTTATTGTCTGGTGTACTTTTTACTGTATAAGCGAAATGTTCAATATCCTTCTGTACGGTAGGATCATCAAAATTGCGACCAATAAGACGCTTTGCATCAAACACGGTATTTGTAGGATTCGCTGTACTATTCGATTTTGCCGCATTTCCTACAAGACGTTCGTGCTCTGTAAAAGAAACAAACGAAGGAGTTGTTCTATTTCCTTGATCATTTGCAATAATTTCCGCTGTATTATTTTGCCACACACTTACGCAACTATATGTTGTTCCCAGATCTATTCCAATGCAAATATTACTCATTATAACATCAAATACAAGACAATCTTTAAATACGTTTTATATAAAAATTAATTTATATAAAACTACAGGTAATTATATTTACTTCTCGCTCGAAACACCAGTAGTGAATGTGATAGATTCAGAAGTACCTACGGTTTGTGTAGTAGATTCACTTAGTTGTTCGGCGGTTTTTAATATTACTGGCTCAGTATCGCCAATTGTGATGGAAGTCACATTATGCGTGACATCTTCACTTAGTTGTTCAGCAGTTTTTAATATTACTGGCTCAGTATCGCCAATTGTGATGGATGTCACATTATGCATGACATCTTCACTTAGTTGTTCGGCAGTTTTTAATATTACTGGCTCAGTATCGCCAATTGTAATGGAAGTAACATTATGCGCGGTATCAATGGCTGTTTGAGCTGCAAGACCGTTCAAATTATCAGTAATAGTATTATTGACACGATCAATAGTGATAGTGCCACTTTTCTCCAATTCACTTAGTCCATAATCATGTTTTCCAACTACCACATTTTCATTTTCAAATAATTCTTTCCTGATATCTGCGACACTAATATCATCATTAGACCCATCCAAATTAACACCAATTAGATTTCCGTTAGAATCGACATTTTGCGATAATTTATTTCCTGTTTGTGACGCGAGTTTTTTGTTCTCTTCAATCGCCTTCATTTTTGTATCGCGAAGACGTTTGTCGAATTCCATTTTAGCCTCGTCTTCATTCGTTTGTTTCTCATGCATAAGCTGATTGAGCTCGTTTTCAAGATACTCAACGCGACCAGTCTTATAAGCTTCAGGTTCCCATGGCATCCAAAGTCCAACAGGTCCAACGTATACATCATGATTAGGGTCAATCTCGCGAAGCATTTTACAACGAAGTTCTGCTTCTTTTTGAGTGGGATATACACCGCGTACTTTAATGCCACGTGTTGATGTTTGAAAGTTATATGTATCGTTAAAAGAATCATTCATTCTCGATTCATTTTTATCAATAAATGTTTTATATTCATCCTCCAGTGTGGTATCAAATAAAGAAGTTTTTTCAGTCTTAATAAATTCTTCTAAATCGGTCATAACATTTTGTCCATTTAAATTGTACTTATAGGACAAAAAACCAGTAAATTTCTGAAACTTTTCGATAGATTTAGATAAGTCCCAGCCCTTTAGGAACTCTTGGAAAATAAAAAGTTCTTTGTTCTTCAAAATATTTTCGGGAGATACAAATGAGATACACGCAAATTTCTGTCCGGCAATGGCTTTATCCTCTTCTAAAAGGTCCACATATTTAGGGTTTGTACTACCCTCGGTAGTTAACATAGGTTCATAAGGAGTGGTTCTGGATTGTTCCATTTAGTATCCTTATCTAATAACTTTTAAGTTTTTTAACGAATATATATATATTTTTTTCTTAATTATATTTATAATATGGATAACAAATTCGTTGATTTAGGTGAACTCGTCAAAAGAGCAATTAAGTATTTAGTCGAAGGTGTAATGGTAGCTCTTGCTGCCTATGCTATTCCCAAGAAGGCTCTTAACTTAGATGAGGTTGCATTAATCGCTCTCACTGCTGCCGCAACATTCTCTATTTTAGATACATACGTTCCCAGCATGGCTGTGTCTGCTCGCTCTGGTGCTGGCTTCGGTATTGGTGCTAATCTTGTTGGATTTCCCCGCTAAATAATTAATTCGCCTGCTCATAAATATTATTTTATGAAAAATAATGATATATTAAATCTTTAATTATTATATCATTAATGATCAGTTATAAATTGAATCATTCCTATGAATTAGACGATAGTTTTATGGACTATTTACAATCTACAGTAAAAGTGGTAAACGAATACGAGTCATTATTAGACGCTTTACAAAAAATGAATAGTCAATCAGAAAAGAAGAAACCGATTGTATTTGTGCGGTCCAAGTGTTCGAGAAAAGGATATGCGTGTTTATATTGCGATGAATCAAAGTTCGATTCCTCTATCGAAGATCTGGAAAAAATCATCCAACTTCACAAATTTAAAAAAGAACACATGAATTCATGGCATTCCAATCTAAATTCAATATTAATGGATTAATTACAATTACTACCATCCTCGAAACAGGGTACATTATTCATAGTCCAATTTCCAGGCATTGCAAAGGCACACGTCTTTTCAATACCTAACTGATTCTCTCCTAATACTAATTTCATAAATCCAAGTTCACCCCAATAAGAACCCCATGAATTTCTGATAATCCAATACTGTTTATCGAGAGTAGCGTCATATCCCCAACCTACAATGGAAATAATATGATTGATCATTTTTAGTGTTCTTGGCACATCTAATACACCACCAGCATAATCTACGATTCCTTCGGCGTTTATTCCACAAGCAATAGGTCCATTCTTGTAAATCTCTGTCATCATATTAGATGCACCTTTCACTGCTCCAAAACTCTCGATAGTGGCATTAGGATATTGTAAGATAGGGCTACATGTCCCTCCATTCGATGTAAAGGTGTCGCATGTTTTACATATATTGGTTGATGTACATTCAAACATTGACTTGTCACTACATCCTTCTTCTTTAGAATCTATACTACATGCTTGATATATCATACAGTCGTCATACGGTATAGATCCATAATCATGAATCGCTTTATATGCGGCTAAATGGTCGCCACCATTACAAGAACCTCCCATTCTGCAATTCAATAAGAATTGAATACTAAGATTAATATCGGGCCAAGCCGCTTTGCGCATAATCTTGATTCTATCAGATAATGCGCTTACACTTCCGTGAGCCCAACAGCTGCCACAATAAACAGGTATGTGTTGATTGAGATTTTTAGTCAAATAATTTACATTATCTACGTTGCTCCATGAAAATGATTCTGGTAAAGATGTATTTCCAATATGTTGTATTTGATATTGTTCTGTGTCCAATAAAGGTACGAACTCATTAAATCGGGCGGTAACTCCGAATAAACCGGTTAATAATAAAAAGATATTCATCATTTTATTATATACAACATTATATTTTTACGTTGTTTAACTATTAAATAGTGGGTATAAATTCCCATTCTAATTCACAACAAATGTTTTTCCATATTTCATCTTGTTCAATACGTTTCTCTCTATCTTTTAACATTGGAAAGAATGGTAGAAATTGTCGTTGGTCCAACAATTCACATAATTTATAAACAGTGTAATAATAGTTCAAGAAATTAACCCTATCGTCCGGACAATATTTCGCATATGGAGCCTGAATATCCATAAAAAGATTACACAAGGTTTCCTCTAATTCTTGACTCATAATAGGAGGTTTAATACCTAATTTATCTTTAATAAATGGAATATGTTCATAATACTTATTATATCCGAGTTTCTTCAATATTTCCTTCGCCTTTTTATTTGTGAGATGGATAATTTCGACGCGTTCTTTCCTAATTTGCAATTTGATATTTTCCAATACTTCCGGTGGAATTTGCGTACTTTCTTTTGCCTGAAATTGCGCCAATATTTCGCGAAAATGATTAATTCTTTTGTACGCATAGAAACATACTTCTTTGGGCGGTTCTTTGTATGATGGTTTATCATTTTCAATGATATATTTCGATGAAATACTGCAGTTATTACATATTATAAGACCTTCATGTTCAGCGGGTATGAGTTCTCCTTTGTGACAGGCTTTACAAATATCGCTATTGGTAATAAAATTGTTAATATCGAAAAAAGCAGTATCAATATTTGATAAATATTGATTTACAATCGAATTATTGGAACTTTGGGCTTCTTCGGATCTTTGACTGTCGTCAGTTTTTATTTTGAAAAAAGAGTCTAATACTCGTGTAATATTACCACCTTCAGAAATTTTCTTCTTATTTTCGAAATAATCAAATACATATCCTGAATTATCCAATAAATATTTTTTCTTTTCCTTTTTAATTTTTTTCATCTTTATTTTTAGCACTTTAATTTCGTCCCCGATATCTAATTTTCTGTCCAATAATGTATCATCGGCGTTTAATTCTTCTTCTAAAATAAATAATTGTTGTTTTAAATCAGGTAAACTACACTCGTCATCATTTAAACCTTGAAGAATTTCTTCATGTTTACTGTCAAGAGTAGTAATATTTTTCTGGTTTATAACAATTTTTTTGTTAGTTTTAGGTTTAAAAGAAGGCATTCACTTTATATAGTTATTAATAACTCTTTTTAAAATACTTATTAAGGTAAAATTAATATCTTTTAATATATTTTTAATTAAATGGATACAAATATAAAAATTAAAAACGCAGAAAAAATGGAAATAGACTATGTTACCCTGCAAAAAATGGCTTTTTTATACAACGCATTGGAAAAAGGATGGACAATTAGCAAAAATGATGATAAGTATATTTTTATTAAAAAACATGAAGGGGAAAAAGAAATAATGTTGGATAGTTATTTACGTAGATTTATCAAAGATAATTTTGACATTAATAATTTAGGTTTGAATAGTAATATGAATTAAATAGCAAAATGAAAATTTTTTTTTCTTTAGCAATATTATAAAAAATGGGAGGTGGTCTCATGCAATTAGTCGCTTATGGCGCACAAGATGTTTATCTTACTGGCAATCCTCAAATTACTTTCTGGAAAGTCACCTATCGTCGTCATACAAATTTCGCAATGGAATCTATTGAACAAACTTTTAACGGTCAAGCCGATTTCGGTCGCCGTGTCACCTGCACAGTCTCCAGAAATGGTGATCTTGCTTACAGAACATACTTACAGGTAACTCTCCCTGAAATCAACCAAAACATGAAAAACACTACTGGTGATGTTTTCTCTCGTTGGTTAGATTTTCCCGGACATCAACTTATCTCTCAAGTTGAGGTCGAGATTGGTGGTCAACGTATTGACCGTCAATATGGTGACTGGATGCACATCTGGAATCAACTTACTATCTCTGCTGAACAAGAACGTGGTTACAACGCCATGATTGGTCACACCACTCAACTTACATACATCACCGACCCCAATTTCGCTGCTGTCGATGGTCCCTGTACCTCCAATGCTCCTCGTCAAGTGTGTGCTCCCCGTAACGCTCTTCCCGAGACAACTCTTTACATTCCTTTCCAATTCTGGTTTTGCCGTAATCCCGGACTTGCCCTTCCTTTGATTGCTCTTCAATACCACGAAGTCAAGATCAACCTTGACATTCGTCCTATTGACGAATGCTTGTGGGCTGCCTCTACTCTTGAATGCTCAACTGGTATTTCTAACCCTAAGGTTACCAGCGCTTACGCTCAATCTTTGGTTGCTGCTTCTCTTTACGTCGATTATGTCTTCCTTGACACCGATGAACGTCGTAGAATGGCACAAAACCCTCACGAGTACCTCATTGAGCAACTTCAATTCACTGGTGATGAATCTGTTGGTTCATCCAGTAACAAGATCAAGCTCAATTTCAATCATCCCTGTAAGGAACTTATCTGGGTTGTCCAACCTGATGAAAATGTAGATTACTGTGCTTCCCTCGAATGCACCCAAACTCTTTTCAAGCTTCTTGGCGCCCAACCTTTCAACTACACTGATGCCCTTGATGCTCTTCCTTCCGCTATCCATGCTTACGGTTCTAAGGAGTCTATTGCCGGAACACCCGCTGGTGTCGGTACCGGTTCTGCTTTCATCGATTCTAAGGGTCTTTTCCAACAAGCTGGTCCCGGTCAGTTTGACGCTACTGCTGCTTCTGCTGCTGCTACTACTGCTGCTGGTTCTCTTGGTGGTTCTATTGGTACTACTACTGCTACTGCTGCTACTGCTGCTGCTTCTCTTGCCGCTGGATTTAGCGCTGGATTTAATGCTATCGGTGGACCTGGATGGAATGCTTCATCTGCCACTAACACTCCCGCTGCCAGAGGTGCTGCTGGTGCTCAAGGTTACAATGATGCTCAATTCAACGTCGCTTCTGCCGATTCAAGCCTTGTTGGTGTATCCGATGCCGGTACATTCGTTCTTTCCGAATCTGCCATCAAGCTTCACTGCTGGGGTATGAACCCTGTTGTTACCGCTAAGCTTCAACTTAACGGTCAAGATCGTTTCTCTGAGCGTGAAGGTACTTACTTCGACCTCGTCCAACCTTTCCAACACCACACCCGTAACCCTGACACCGGTATCAATCTTTACTCCTTTGCTCTTCGCCCTGAGGAACACCAACCTTCTGGCACATGTAATTTCTCTCGTATTGATAACGCTACCCTTCAACTTGTTCTCAGTAACGCCACTGTTGAGGGTACCAAGACTGCTAAGGTCCGTGTCTATGCTACCAACTACAACGTCCTTCGTATCATGAGTGGTATGGGTGGTCTTGCTTACTCCAATTAAGCGTGTAGTCCAATTTTATTTACTTTTATTATAAACCACAAAAATAACATATAATTTCATTTATATTATTATGAATAAATCATAATATAAATACGAAGAAACAATGATTAGACAAACTCATATAAAAAGTTAGCATGTATTAATATTATCACAAATGGATAATATTAATAGTGAATTACAATCAGTAAAACAGATTATTGAATATGAAATTAGTTTCCTGGATAAATATTTCTTTTACTCCAATATATTTAATAAAAATAAACGCGACTATGAAGATGACAATAATCTACAATTATTACAAGAGTATTTTCAACACTCCAATCAAGTCGAATCGGTTATAAATAAACGGGCAGATTTATTGTCTCGTATTAATTCGCAAATACAAAATAATTGCGTTCATACTTGGGAAACGGATCTAATAGACATAGATCCAGATCGTTCTCAAACGATTAAATATTGTACAAAATGCGAGAAAACGGTTTAAAGTGCATCTAACACTGCCAAATCACCGTCAAATAATTTGAGTTTTTTAATTTCCTCAATATCCAAAAACTTAATGTTCTCATGTACATATATTTTTACGTTTTCTTCGTCCATAATTTTCCCTGCGAAAAATCTACAGTGATAATTATCATATTCTGCTTGATATATTTCACGGTCTATAGAAATACATAGATTTAACTCCTCCATCCATTCGCGATGTAAACATTCTTCAATCGTTTCATTTTCTTCAAGTTGACCACCAGGAAATTCCCAAAAACCAGCATACGGACTACCCAATGGGCGCAACCCCATAAGAATTTTTCCCTCCTTATTATACAATACTCCACACGCGACTTCTCTCTTTGACATTAATATATACTGATAGATTGTATATTTAATACGTTTTAGATATACAATTATCTGATTAATTACAACAAAACCAGTGAAATATCGTTCTTTTCAATCGCTGTGTTTTTTTACACTTATTGCATAATTTGTTTTTATCAAGACATTCTTCGCATACAAAGGTCGAACAGTCTTTACATTGCTGTAACATATCAGTTTCAAAGCATAAATTGCACATATTTTGGTTGTTTATGTAATCTGGGACTATTTTCGACGGCGGTCTTATTGCACTGCGTCTTGATGACAAGCGCTGTACGCCTGGATCAAGATCTATAGTATCGCATAGTGGTATTATACGCTGATTGTTGCTCATATATTTATATAATAAACATACTATATTTTTATTATATAATCGACACGATTAATGTTAATGTTGATATGTTTTTAGTACGAATGAATAATCAAAAGAAAGTTCATGTAGATATTTATATCTGTCTGTTTGTCCAAAATGACCTTGTTCCATTTCAGTTTTAAGTAGCAATAAGCTATCAGGATTGGTATTATATTCACGTAATTTGGCAATAAATTTTGCTGGTTCCCAATATCCAACACGTGGATCATTTAATCCACCCAAAGCCAATACATTAGGATACGCGGTCTCTTTGATATTATCATACGGACTATACTGTTTAATATAATCATAGTATTTTTCTTCGTTTGGATTTCCCCATTGTTCCCATTCTGGAATGGTAAGTGGAATACTGGGGTCGCACATGGTATTCATTACATCTACAAACGGAACACCAGCAATAACTGTTCTAAATAAATCAGGACGCATTGTCAATGCTGCTCCAACTAATAGTCCACCAGCACTACGTCCTTCAATAGTGATCATTTTGTTGCCGGTAAATTTTTCTTGAATCACATGTTCAGCACATGAAATGAAATCCTTGAATGTGTTTAATTTATTCATCATTTTACCATCCTCAAACCATTTATATCCGAGAAAGCTTCCGCCACGTACGTGAGCAATTGCATATACAAATCCTCTATTCAATAGCGGCAGGATAGACCCTCTGAAATTGGGGTCAACAGTAATACCATATGAACCGTACCCATATAAATAGAGTGGGTTTGTGCCATCTTTTTTAAACATATCGGTCCTATAAATGAGTGAAATAGGAATTTTAACACCATCATGACCAGTCGCAAATATGCGGTCGGTTTCATATAATGTGTCATCATAATTAGGAACATATTTTACTCGAAGTACCTTTGATTCTTTGGATGTCAAATCATATTCATAATAGGTCATGGGTTTTTTCAAGGAATTCTGGTAATATACAATTCTGTCCGAATTATAAATTGATAATACGAGTCCCATATTTTTAATTGTGTCGGCGATTTCAATTATATGAGAGGTAGCATCCAAGTGATCAAACACCTCAACAAAACTATTTCCATTTTCCTTGTATTCAATAAGCATGTATTTATGTGTGATTTCGATACCTTCAATGTATTTACTCTCGTCGTATGGTATAAAATCAAACCATTTGGACATGTCGGTATTACTGATAGATGTAGCCATAATTTTAAAGTTGCGACAATCATCCTTGTTTGTAAGGATAAAAAATTTATTATTATGATACGATACTTGATATTTAACGCCAGTAACATATTGTGTAAAATGAATAGGAGTTTTGGAAGTACAAGTGTCTTTTTCTTTCAAACTGAAATAATACATATCGGTTGTTTCGACACTTTCTTCATAAATGAACATATAATCGTTGTTTTCTGAAATATCAATAGATACATTTCGTAGTTCATCACTACATTGATAAATGAGTTCATGTTCCTTTGAAATAATATCATACTTCCATACTTGGTATAATCGATTCTGGTCATCACCTTGCATATAAAAAATAGTATTTCCCAACCATTTATATGAACAGTAAACTATTTCGGGTATAGTATGCTCAATTTGCTCACCAGATTCAATGTTATAGATAGAAAGCATGTATTTTTCGTTACCGGTTAAATCGACCCCATAACTCATTAATGTTTGGGCATCATTTACTTTAAATCCAGATAAATCGAATGCGGTTTTGCCTTCTGCTAATTTGTTCACATTTACAAGAACAGATTCTTCTTTCGTTTCTTGGTCAATACGACAATATGTTGGGTAACTTTTCCCTGTCTCTGTTCTGGTAAAATAGTAGAATTTACTACCCCATCCGCTCGAACGATGAGGAAATGGGTAACTATCGTAATCTTGTTGAACATTCGACAATAATTCGTCGTATATTTCTTTTTGAATGTTTTCGCTACTGCTCATGATTTCAGTTGTATATTTATTTTCTCCATGTAACATAGTAATTACTTTTGGATCTGTACGTAAATCGTCACGTAACCATTTATAATGGTCTTGGTGTTGAAGTGGTGGATCCATTAAAACAGAACTTGGTCCTCCGCGCGTGGAATCAACATTACCAAAAAGGTTATAGTCGAGAATCTTTTCAATGACAGGATAATCCATGATATGATATAAATATGTTTTATCTATTTATATGATAATAAAAAAGGTATTTTTATTTGTATAGAATTTTTATTTGTATAGAATTTTTATTTGTATAGAATTTTAACCATAACGTGACCGCATTTCTGAATAGGATAGGCGCGATACACCATCATCGGCGGTAAACATTGATTTTACAGCGGCATCTGGACCAGCAGTAGCCCATACATCCATGATTTCCTTATTATTATCGTCCATTTTAGTATACCAATTTTGTCCCAACATATCGCTACCGATTCCGTTAATACCAGCAGATTCTACTTCAATTACATTAGGTTCAGGTGTATCATCATTAACATTATATGTGAGTGGAACAAATGGTGGAACGAGGTCGATATCATCAAAGTCATCATATTCATATAGACATCCACCAGGTTCCATATGCGCCATTTGATTTGGCTGATCATCGATACATCCACTACAGCCATTGATATTAACTTCAAGGGGTGTATCATAATCATAATCATCGGCATCAGCATCAGCATCAGCATCAGCATCAGCATCAGCATCAGTATCAAATGGGAAAGGATTTTTATGAAGAGGTAGAGTATCGTATTTTTCACTAAGAATGCACTGACATTCGCGCATTGTTAATGCCATAGACGACCCAGAATGCCCGTCACTTTCAAGCGCATTACCAATTTCAGTCATGAGCGGGGAACTACTGAACATAAATCCGGTACCAGTAAGTGTGCTATTGCGATCAATAACAAACTGAATGAGTTCTGTGCGTGTCTCAATAAACGCAAGTGCGTTCTGGACACATTTTTCCAGTTGTATCTGATGAAGTGTTTTATGTGGTTGACTTTGGTACATGATGTAAGCTTGTATATAGTAAATATATGAGATAGTTTATCATTTCAATTTTTTAAGTGACCGGAGACTTTTTTACACATTTGTCGTCTATTTGAAGTGTTTTACATTTTTCCTCCTGAGGAACAATCTTAATAACACATTTTGCCTTTTTACCGTATAGCGGAGTGGTACATCCTTTTTCTTTTCTATTTTTCCTTGTTTTATTAAATTTGAAAATCTTGCTTTTGACTTTATCATCACTGCAATGTGCTCTAAAATTTTCATATCGATCGCGAACGTCGCAATATGATAATCCTGATTTTTTATGTAGCATTTTATTTATATGTTCATGTAATGTGTATACATACCTTGAAAACGCCGATCTATTTGCCATATGACATGGACGTATTGGCATTTGTTTGAAATTCTTTTCCAAATTGATTCGGCAATATTTACAGGGTAGTGTATATTGTAGGTTAACGATAAAATTCTTATAGTATTTTTTGTCTTGAGTGGTGGGATTGACCGGATAATTGAAACTCATTGTATGTAAATAATGCCACAGTCCTGGTCCCCAAACGGTCGTTAACATTCCATCGCCACTATTATATTGTTTTTTAGTGAACGCACGTTTTTTATTTTTTACGGATGTTCTTTTTCGTGTTTTCCCTTTATAATTCTTGGTTGTTTTATTACGCATTTTCTTTGTTATTACTATTAACATAGAAAACATTTTTCACATTAATTTTGGATTTGACTAAATCATTTTTTTATATGGTATTTATAAATAAGAATGGATGAAAAATCGCTTCTACTACAATATACAGAATCTACTAAGCATTCATGTACATTTCTATTAGTAGGTATCGTAAGTATTACACTTTATTTAGTTACGTCTGATAAGATGCCATATATTATAGACATGATAGGAAAATTAGCTATACTGGCGGTTTTGTCGTACACTATATTTATTATTGTATATGGAACATATCCTATTATTAAAGAATTGAAAATGGATATTTTAGAAACAAAACATGTATATATTCAACGAACAATCATTCAAAATGTATTACTTGTATTTTCCATTATGGCACTGATGTACTATTTTATATAATCATGTATGAAATACTACTCTAATAATTTTGTGATATGTTTCACTGTGTTATTTTTCTGATCTATTTTTTTATTAAACACAGATGCTATTATTTTAGCATAATAAGATGAATCGCTGTGAAAATCTTTTTTATTAATTGATACGATTTTTCCATGAAATGTTCTATATAGCATTATAGTTAATAAACCCTTTTATCTTTAATTCGTATTGATATAATTATTTTATTTGTTTAATTATATCAATGGAGATTCTCTCTAAAATTAAAAACATTCCGATATCATATCTTGTGTATTTTGTGATTACGTGCATTTTATTAGCATCAATTATTTATGTATATAACCAGTATGTTGCTCCTAAAATGAATAATGCTGATACTGAATTTTCCAACGAAGATAATGTAGGAGGCGAAAGTGATGGTTATGCTGAAATGACAATGTTTCATGTAGACTGGTGTCCTCATTGTACCAAATCAAAACCAGCATTCGATGAACTGGCGCAAAAATACAATGGTAAGGTAATTAACGGTCATAAAATGAAGGTTGTGAGCTTCAATTGTACTGACGAAGAAGACCCAGCAGTAAAGGCGGCTATAGAGAAATACAATATTGAAGGCTACCCTACAATTACATTATCTAAGAATGGCGAATTGGTTACATTTGATGCTCAACCAGATGTAGAAACGATGGAACGATTTATCAATGAAGTGCTTAATAATTAAGCATCGTCAGTGGTTGATTTCCAATCGTTTTCTAACTTTTTATCAATAATTTCCATTGGAAGTTCCATACTATTCTTTCGTGTGTCTTTTGAATTTATCAAATCATTCCAACTCGATAATGTAAATGGTATGAAAACTAAGGACAATTCATATTTAATTTTATAGTTTATTTTAGTGGTATCGCAATTCTTAATAACCCTTTTAATAAACTCAAAAAAATAATCGAATATATTATTCATCTCTATTGCGGATGAAGTTTTTTTATCCGCCAGTATATTCTTATCAAGAATATTACAAATTCCCATTATTTCATCGTAATCAATCTGTGCGTTCGATGAATTATTACTTTCTAATAGTTCTATACATTTGTCTAAAGGATAATTTGAGAACATACCTCCGTCGAAATAACATTTATCCTCATAATGAAATGGTTCAAATAAACATGGAAATGAAATACTGGAATATATTGCTTCTATAACGCGCATAGTTGGGTGTGTTTTATATGAAATAGTAACTCCTTCAAAACTGTTTAAACATGATGTGTAAGTATAAAACTCAATATTAGTTGCGTCATATAATTCTTGCAAGGTAATATTATTAGAATATTCTTTACATTTCAATAATGGTGCAACGAATTCGGTAAGTGCCGATATATTAAATATACCAGTTTTAGTAATCAATTGTAAAAGTTGTTGGGCTGAAATATGAAATAATGTATCCCATGGACGATTAATCATATAGTTGTCAATGTCTTCGAAATCCATTTTTAACATAAATAGTAATGCAACGACCGCGCCCGCTGAAGTGGCATGTATAGACTGTATATTATCAATAGACCAGACATCTTTTTGATTTGAATATTTTAGTGCTCCATATAATTGAAGCATATTTGGTCCTCCGCCAGAAATTACCAAATGTTTAATTGTCATAAATATAGTGAATTAATGCATTTAGTCTTAAAACTTTTTTTCGTATGGTAGTTTAATATGTCTCATATCTTTAATTTACCTGAATTAGATGACTTTTCTGAGAAAATTAACATGGATGAACTATATGATAAAAAACAGCAAAATGACCTTAGCAAGCTGAATATATTTAATAAATTATTGAACCGAATACATAATAAAATTAAACTCACATCACGTCAAAAAATAGACGAACAACATTGTTGGTTCGTTATTCCTGAAGTTATGATTGGAGTACCCAAATACGATCAAGGAGCGTGTATTGCTTATATTCATGAGAAATTACGTGAAAATGGATTCTATGTTAAGTATTATCATCCCAATCTCATATTTATTAGTTGGAAAAACTGGATACCTGGATACGTAAGAACAGAAATAAAAAAGAAGATGGGTGTCGTATTAGACGGACATGGAAATGTAATTGATCCTAATGAAAATGCTAATAAACCATTGTCATTATCAAATGATAATATACTATTAAATACTCATAATCCTGCTCAACTTACAGAAAATAAAAAGGAGTTTAAGCCTATACAAGAATATAAACCATCCGGTAGTTTAATTTATAATAATGAAATATTTAGAAAAATAGAAAATAAATTTAAATAGTAATTTTTTTACGAGTTTTTTTATTCCCTTGTCTTTTTTTTTTTCCACCTATTGCTGCTACTGGTGCTGCTACTGGTGCTGCTACTGGTGCTGCTACTGGTGCTGCTACTGGTGCTGCTACTGCTACTGGTGCTGCTACTGGTGCTACTGCTACTGCTACTGGTGCTACTGCTACTGGTGCTGCTACTGGTGGTGCTACCGCTCCCGGAAGTTCGGGTGATGTTGCGGATTCTCCTGATGTATCAGTAGGACTATCTGTAAGCACATTCTCTATTTTCTTTTCTAAATTATCAATTTGATGTTTTGTCACCTCTTTTAATTGATTTTCAACAATTGCCTCGAACATTTGTAAACCTTTTATAAAATCTTCTTCACATTTCACATACATCTTAATAATAATATCGCGAGATTTGTCTGTCATTTCTTGTAATAGTTTATCATCTAATTTTGGATTTACAGTAATCTCTTTTTTAAGAGATTCGTTGTTTACTGTAAATACAAATAAATTATCAATTATTTCTAATAATTTACTTTGATTTGAGTTTGCGTTTTCAATCATGGTTTTAACATGTTCTGCGTATTGTTTAAATAATTCACTCCCACCAGTAGTACCTTCATATTCGCGATTATATACATTTCCAGGTTGACATCCTGCACTGTTATGATAATCTCGTAGTTTAATTTGAGAAAATTTAGATACATCATCCGGCATATTTTTGTTTCCAGTAAACGCGCTATAGAATGTCTGTAGGTCAGTTTTATATTGACCTTTCATATTATCGGACATTGATTTAAATTTCCCAGATTCAAAATCATATACATCATTGTATAGCAAATCTAATTCAGGAATACCCGGTTCATCCGCAAGTGATTTTGAATCTACTATCCCATCGACAGTCTTTGAATTTATTTTACAAAAATTGGGTTTGATTTTAATTTTACCATTCTCTCCAGTAAAGTCGCGATTATTTACAAGAGCATTTACTCGTCTACTACATAAATTAATGCGATCTATTTTAACCTCAGTACCTTTGGGTATAGTGTCTTTATTTTTCAAGTCAACCTTAACAGTTGACCCATATGAATCCTTGTAGGTATAAGAAGGATTGATAGTGGTAATAATTGCCGAGAAAATATGAGCTATTCTAATATAATATTTGGCAATCCCATTACATAATCTCTTTTTTTTTGCGACTGTTCTAACGTCGAGTTTATCCACATTTGATTTTTTTAAATATAAAACACTATCATTTGTAAGTTCGTTAACTTCAACGCCGTCTTTTATTTTTTGTGACAAGTATGTGATTTCTTTATTATTCAAATTCTTAGACATTACATCAGATGTCATAATCACTAAATTGTCACAATACTTCGGGTCTCTTAAATTCACCATATCCGTAAAATTTTGCGTTAATATATAGTTTGCTGCTATTACATCTATAGATTTTGATAATTTGGTGTCGCCCTTATCTTCATTTGAATTATTTGATTGACCGTTTCCCATATAAATTATGGTAATATAAAATTAATTTGTATAATACATTTAACCTAAAAA